CAAACACCAATCTCCCTAAATACGCTTAACATATACTCTGAGAAATTAGAGAAACTGGTTGCTGATCTGGAAAATAGATTCCCTTGGCAACCAGTCCACCCGAAAGAATCTATTGAATCAATCATGTATCGCAGTGGTCAAGACAGTGTGGTACGTTATGTGAAAACTTTATTAGATGAAAACTAATGTGCTTTAAACCCCCTAAGCCACCACCACCACAAGTAATGCCTACTCCTCCTCCTGTACAACCTAATGTTGCAAACACTGCAGCTATGAAAGAAGGCAAGCTTCCAGAAGGAAGAGAGACAACAGATCCTGATGATGTAAGATCAGTAGCCTTTGGTGGATCAAAGAAACAAGGTGAAGCAGCTGCAGGTAAGAAAAGTAATACTCAATCATTACTTATAGATGCTAACACTGGAGGAACAACCGGAGGAATGAATGTATAAGGCTAGTGAAAGATACGGTCAACTTGCTACTAATAGATCACAGTATCTTGATAGAGCAATTGAATGTTCAGAACTAACCTTACCATATCTAGTAACACAAGATAATAGCAACCGCACTGGTAAGAAAAACTTACTACAACCATGGCAATCAGTTGGTGCCAAAGCAGTTGTTACCTTGGCAGCAAAATTAATGCTTGCTATTCTTCCACCAACTACAAGTTTCTTTAAACTACAAGTCAGAGATGATAAGTTAGGTGAAGAACTTGATCCACAAATAAGAAGTGAGCTTGATTTGTCTTTCTCCAAGATGGAGAGGATGATCATGGATTATATAGCTGCCTCTAATGATAGAGTTGTAGTTCATCAAGCATTAAAACACCTGATTGTCTCAGGAAATGCTCTTATCTTTATGGGTAAGGATGGATTAAAACACTTCCCATTACAAAGGTATGTTGTTAATAGAGATGGTAACGGTAATGTTATTGAGATCGTTACAAAAGAATTAATTAGTAGAAAAGTGTTAGGTCTTGAGCCGGTACCTACACCTTATCCTAATGATCCCAATGGGGATAACACAGGCTCAGATGAAGACGACGCAGAAGTATACACATGCGTTAAACAAGACGAGAAAAGTGGACGCTGGACCTGGCATCAGGAAGTAGATGATCAAATCATGCCTGGTAGTCGTAGCTCCGCACCAAAGAAAGCTAGTCCTTGGTTAGTTCTTCGATTCAACACCGTCGATGGTGAGGATTACGGACGTGGTAGAGTAGAAGAGTTCATAGGAGACCTAAGAAGTTTAGAAGGGCTATCACAGGCTCTTGTAGAAGGCTCTAGCGTAGCTGCTAAAGTTCTATTCCTAGTATCTCCTTCAGCTACTACTAAACCACAAACCTTAGCTAATGCAGGTAATGGTGCTATCATACAAGGTAGACCAGAAGATGTAGGAGTTGTTGAAGTAGGTAAAACTGCTGACTTTGCTACTGCTGCTCAGCTTGCACAACAAATAGAACAAAGGATTAAAGAAGCATTCCTTATGCTTAATGTAAGGGATAGTGAACGCACTACAGCGGAAGAAATAAGAATGACCCAGGCTGAGCTTGAAGCACAGTTAGGAGGATTATTCTCATTACTTACAGTTGAGTTCCTAATACCTTATCTTAATAGAACTATGTTAGTTCTTGAAAGAAGTGGTCAGATACCTAAGATACCTAAAGACTTAGTAAGTCCTAAGATTGTTGCAGGTGTCAATGCTCTTGGTCGTGCAGGTGATAGGGAATCATTAACTATGTTTGTAACTACTATCGCACAAACCCTTGGAGCTGAAGCATTATTTAAATACATCAATCCTACTGAAGCTATCAAGCGTCTTGCTGCTAGTCAAGGTATTGATATTCTTAATCTTGTTAAGACTGAAGAACAGCTTCAACAAGATGCAGCACAGCAACAACAGCAACAGCAACAACAATCCTTAATTGAACAAACTGGGCAGATAGCAAACAGTCCAGCTATGGACCCAACTAAAGATCCTAAAGCTGAGGAAAGAATTGAAAACATGAGTCAAGCGTTACAACCACCTGAAGAATAATGGCAGAAACAATGACATATGATCCTGGTACTGATACAGTAACCACGGAAGATACCCTCACCCCTGATGAGCAAGAGTCTCTAAAGGTAGGTGAAGAACTGGAATCCCAGCAGGAGTCACTTCTTGCTGGTAAATATAAGAACGCTGAAGAACTGGAGAAAGCTTATGTCGAACTCCAGAAAAAAATGGGCGAAAAATCTGAGCCAGATACAGAAGAAGTTGAAAGTGAAACTGAAACTGTAGATGAAGAATCCTCTGAGGATGCTCCAGAGATGTCACCAGTAGCTGAGTTAATTACATCAGCATCTGATGAGTACTTTAAGAATGGTAATAAATTATCACCTGAAACATTAGAGAAGTTCTCTTCTATGAGTAGCCAAGATTTAGTCAAGGCTTACATGGAAGTACAGAGTCAGCAACCGCAAGGTCAAGCTCAAGAGGCAGCTGATTTATCTGATGCAGAGATTAATACAGTCAAGAATTATGTTGGTGGAGAACAAGCTTACAAGAACATAACATCATGGGCTGCAGATAATCTAGATCAACAATCAATTCAAGCTTTCGATAGTATAGTTAATACTGGAAGTGTTGAAGCAATTAAACTCGCAGTGAATGGTTTGAAAAATCAATACGAACAAGCTAATGGGTACGAAGGTACTATGTACACAGGTAAAGCACCCTCATCTACTAAAGATGTATACAGAAGTCAAGCTGAACTAGTAGCAGCTATGAGTGACCAGAGATATGATAACGACCCTGCTTATCGGCAGGATGTTATTGCTAAACTTGAAAGATCCGACAACTTATCATTCTAATTATGCCAGGACATTACAAAAACGGTAAGAAAGCAGCTAAGACCGAAAGAACTGCTGCTGATCCTAACGCTAAAAAAAGAAACAACACTACAAACTCTGTTAATGAAGAAGTACTACCAGGTACAGGTAGTAGATATAACAAAGACGGTTCTAAAAGAAACCTCGGTGTAGGTTGGAAATAACTATGGCGAAAAAGGATAAAAAAATCAAACCGAAAGGTGGGAATAAAGGTGAAGATTTCACTGGTAAAAATAAATATGATAAAGACTGGCCACCCCCAGTTAATCAACAACTACCTAAAGTATGACAACACTTAGCCTACAACAAAGAAATTGGGATAGGTTCTGTGCATGGGTTACGAGTACCGAGAACCGCCTCTATGTGGGGTGGTTCGGTGTGCTTATGATACCATGTTTATTAACAGCCACTACCGCATTTATAGTAGCATTTATAGCTGCACCGCCTGTCGATATTGACGGCATTAGAGAACCCGTAGCAGGTTCATTATTATATGGAAACAACATTATATCTGGAGCGATTGTCCCAAGTAGTAACGCTATTGGCCTCCATTTCTACCCAATCTGGGAAGCTGCTACATTGGATGAATGGCTCTACAATGGAGGACCATATCAACTCATTGTCTTCCACTTCCTTATTGGCATCTCAGCTTACATGGGACGACAATGGGAACTTAGTTATAGACTGGGAATGAGACCCTGGATTTGCGTTGCGTATTCAGCCCCAGTCGCTGCATCATTTGCAGTCTTCCTGGTATATCCGTTCGGCCAAGGAAGTTTCTCTGACGGTATGCCGTTGGGGATATCAGGAACGTTCAACTTTATGTTTGTCTTTCAGGCAGAACATAATATACTCATGCATCCTTTCCATATGTTGGGAGTTGCGGCGGTATTTGGTGGCAGTTTGTTCAGTGCTATGCACGGCTCACTGGTTACCAGCTCAATCATTAAAGAAACTACCGAAATAGAGTCTCCTAATTATGGATACAAGTTCGGTCAAGAGGAGGAGACGTACAATATTGTCGCGGCTCATGGTTACTTTGGCAGACTCATATTCCAATATGCTTCTTTCAATAATAGTCGTAGTCTACATTTCTTCTTGGCTGTTTTCCCCGTCGTTGGCATATGGCTCACCTCTATGGGAATCGCCACTATGGCTTTTAATCTCAACGGCTTTAACTTTAATCAATCCATCCTCGACACCTCAGGAAGAGTTGTCCCTACCTGGGCTGACATCTTAAATAGAGCTGACA